AAGGAAGCTATCTCCTTACTCATCTTACCACCAGCAGAACATATAAGTATCCTGTAGTTGGGTGCATGGATGAGCCTGAACACAGCATAGATAGCTGTAAGTGTTGTCTTAGCCTGACCACGTTGAGCTTGCACCATTCGGTACTTAGGTCCGATGAAAAGCCACTTACAGATATCAGCTTGTATCCTATTAAGATCAGGACCGCCTTGTATAAGCTCAGAGATACAAGTTTGAGCAAATAGCAGGAAGCCATCCAATGTGTACGGGAAGGCCTCCTGTATTTCCTTCAGAGCTTGATGTCTTCGGAGCTGTTCATCCTTGTCCATCTCTCTACGGGCGATATCGCCACCCATAACAAGAATTTCTCTCGCCCTTTGCAACTTTGTTTAGAGATCCAAGGCAGAGATTATTCTCTCTGCAAAACTTATCTAAGTTAAAGACAGTAACATCATTACCATCTGGATCTATAAAGGTATAAGTTTTAGAGTGAGAGTACTCATTATTATACTGTGAGGTACACCACTCTAAGTTTGTGTAGTTATTGTTAGACTTGTCTTCATCAATGTGATTGACAATTGGTAAGCCATCAGGGTTAGGTATGAACGCATCTGCAACTAATCTGTTAATCCTAAATCCTCTTCTCTTACCATCCTTCATCAATTGTATTTGAAAGTATCCAGTATCTTTATTCAGATTCAAGGCCATCAGCGAAGGGGTTCCACTTTTAAGTGACATAACCTCTCCGCTGTCTGACACTTGATAATCTGGATAGCCTTCTACGGTTTTCCATCTTGCCATAATTCTCCTTTATCAATGATGCTACTCTATTACATAGCATCCCTGATGTCTTGGAACTGAACAAGCTTCCCTTTCTGTTTCTCCTTAAGAGCTTTGAGTCTAACAGACAGCTCAGACTCTTCAGAGTCAGCAGCAACTATACAGCCAACCCCGTTGTACTCTACCCATTTCTGCATTGACAGCAGATCCTTAGAGTTTATAATCATAAGAACCTCTTCAAGCTCATGACCTTCATCTATGAGCTTATTGGCCACATCAAGCATGAACTTTGCTTTCATGTTATGGCATTTCGTTATCAGTCCATGCAGGGTTCCGATCTCATCTTCTGTTGCTGCGTGTTTGTTGCTCATTTAGTCTACCTCCTATCTGTTTAAGCGTTTCATTCAAGTTCTCGATAGCTGTTGTGTTTCTTGTCATCTGTGTAGCTATATCGACCTTTAGTTCTGTCATTTCCTTCTGCTCTACCTTGGTAAGTTTAAGAGATTGAACATCTGAGTACAGGATTACCATTGAGGCTACGATAGGAAATAAAGCAGCTATAGCGCAGCCTAACCATGCTGAGTAACTTTTCATTGTAACCTCCTTACTTATAGGGGATGCTGTTTAATGTATCTGTCATAATTTCTCCTTTTGTTAGTAGCTTTTAATAGCGCTATGTTAATTAATTTGGTGTATAAAGTCCATAAACAGGAGTTGGGAATTCATTAACCCAACCTCTTGGAGCGTTATAAACCACCCTATGAGAAGCATCAGCATAGACAGCTATAAAGGTTCCAGCTCCTGTGCTCTTTGCTGTAACTTGATTACCCATGGCAGTAGATATGCCAGTTTCAAGAGCTACTATAGGTGTATAGTAGCTTAATGCTGGATTTAAAGTAAAAAAGTTATTGCAGAGAATTAGATTACCACCTAAATTGTGAACAACTTTTAAGGATTGATTAGTTGCTGTAAAATGACATCCAGTTATTATTAATTCACCTAAACCGATAAAGACATCTCCTCCGGCACCACCTTTTATATGGCAAGCACTTAGAGATAAAGATCCACCCGTGACATGGACATTCCTGTTAGAGCTACCTTTACCTGACTCTATTATAGTAGATCCAGTGCAGTTTACAGTACCAGATTCAACAAGTAGGCCTATACCTTTTGATTCAGATAGATATACATTGGATATGTTAATAGTTTCTGAAGCAGAGAACAGATGAATCATTATTCCTGGTGCTGTGTTATTGGTTGTCCACCAACCACCAGGATCAACTCCAGCCCATTCTATTACACATCCGCTAATACTACCTCCACGTAAATAAGCTGATGTGTGCTGTATAAGAATTTCTCCCTGCCTATCATTATTGAAGTAACCACCTATTATTTCAATATCTTTAGCCTTTACGCCCCAACCATTAGCTCCAAATGTCTCACAGTCGATTAACCTACCGTACAACCCTTGAAAGTCAATAGCATCAGATCCAGTAGCAACTACCCTTGTATCTCGTAAAGTACACATATCACCACTTACGAAGTATACACCTTTATTAACTTGATTGTGGATAGATAACTTATCACCAAACAATCTTGGACCTGTGATATTTATACCATCATAGAACTTATTTATGCATACATCTGTAACGTGCACCATTATCTGTAAGGCTGTACCTGTCATTTTAATTCCATGAGATCCAGAGGTGGCAGTGGCTGTTGTAGTTATATAAACTTTAGATATATAAACATTTTCCACTGTGCCTGAACCTATTGATGATCCATTTATATTAAACAGTGTAGTGTTAGCTGTAGCTTTTATAACAGTTCCAGAACCTTCTATGTTACTTGACCCTTGACCTTCTATTGTGCAGCCTTTTGATATTGTTAAAGTTGTTCCTATCCTGTAAACTCCACCTAATAGTTTAATTGTTGATACGGTGTAACCTGTAGACGTAACAGAATTAATAGCAGCCTGAAAAGCTGTATAGCAGTTAGTGGAATCATCAGCTTTAGCTCCGAACCACTCAACATATACTTCGTTACAAGATGCCTTACCTAAGACAATAGGCGATGAAAATATCTGATAAGGACCAGCACTAATTGGCCCTTGTATTGTGAGTGTAAATGATCCTGATAGTATCGCGCCTGCATACCATATTAAGTGTATATTAGTAGGTATGGTAAGTGCAGCCGTCAAGTTTGGTGGAGTTGAGTCTATAATAACTGTTGCTTTATTAGAGCCAATTGCTGTTACCATCGCAGATAAGCTGCCATATTCTGTATAGCTATGAACTGACTCTGAAGCAAGAGCAGCAGATGCAAGTGCTGATGCTGCTGATGATGACGCTTCAGAAGCCTTAGTTGTAGCTGTGCTGGCAGAGGTGGCAGCAGAGTTCTTATAACCCTCTGCATTGCTGGAGTATGTAGCAGCATTGCTTGCTGACCCAGCAGCAGCATCTTTACTTAATAAAGCTGAATCAGCAAATCCTGATGCAGTGTTAGACCAGGATTCTGCCAAAGCAGCCTTAGTTGTAGCTGTGCTGGCGCTTGTAGTAGCACTTGACGCTGAGGTAGCAGCAGCGTTCTTACTGGTTAGAGCTGAAGCAGCACTTGCAGCAGCAGTAGTAGCTGAAGCCTCGGCATCTTCTACAGCCGTACCAATAGTGCCAGCACTTGCAGCAGCTTGGCTTGCATAGGTGCTTGCAGAGCTTGCACTTGACTGAGCATTAGAGGCAGCAGTAGTAGCTGTATTCTTGCTATTAAGTGCAGATGCAGCAGATGCAGCAGCATCAGTGACTGATGTTCCAATGGTAGCAGCAGCAGAAGAAGCAACCGAAGCTGCCGTTGTTGCTGTTGTTGCCTGATTGGTGGCCACTGAAGCTGAGTTGGCTGCATTGCTTGCTGAAACATTGGCAGAATCTTTGCTTACTAAGGCAGATGCAGCAGATGCAGCAGCCTCATCTGCGCTTATCTCTGCTTCATTAGCAGAAGCTGCCGATTCAATAACCGACATAGAAGCTTGGTTTTTATAAAGAAGAGCAGTAGCAGCGGATGAAGATGCTGAGACAGCCGAAGCAGCAGCAGCATCTTTATAAGCTGCTGTATCTGCATTGTTAGATCCAACCTGGCTGACCGTAGCAGCATCCTTAGGATTTACCCCATCTGCTAAGTCTGTTATCTTATAGATTGTACCCATACTAAGATTCTGCTTCTCATAGTATCCTTCCTCCTTGAACCCATCCATAATTCTATGAGCAACATATAGCTGCTGAAGAAAGCTTCTGTTAACATTTGTCTTACCAAATGCATTTCCTCTCATGAAGTCTGTGTAAGGTGCAGATAGGTCAGGCTTTCTGATAATTCTAACCTTTGCGCCATCTTCTGGGGCCTCTACCAATGTTACTTGATTAGGTCCTGTAAGTGAATGTACTACAGCAACACCATTAACATAGACCACTATATCATCTGCATTGAAGTAACCATCATCAAGGCCAACAAATGAAAATGCAAATGTAGTCTTTGACCCATTACCTGTATCCTCTGAAAAACTAAATCCCATTATATCCTCCTTATTCTAAAGATCCTTTAAGCACATTAAGTGCCTGATTAATACCAATAGCCTTGGCAAATGGAAGTATATCCTGAACCTCCTTTATACCCTTTGAAGCAGTCTCCTTACCTGTGACAGCTCCAATGGCTGCTCTTGGTGCTTCGAGCATATCACCCACCATACCAACCACAGGTACGGACTCAACTGAGAAAGCTCTGGCTCCTGTCTGCCTTGGGTTAGCCATGAACTCATCTGGAACAAGTCCAAGTGTGGCCATAAGGTCAACACCGATGCCTACACTGGCAAGCTGACCCATACGGTTTATAACACCTGCCACAGCAGCAGTCCCTGTCATCTGAGCTTCCAGTCTCTCCCATGCATTCTCTTTACCTATGTTTGCTTGCATGCTTGCAATACCTAAGCTGATGTAACCCAGGGCAGCAGAGTGCATAGCCATTATACCAGCCATTACTTTATCATGTCTGATGTCACTGACAAGGTGCTTCTCAAGAGACAACAATGAGAATGCCCTGAACTGAGTAAGTGTCTGTCCTAACCACTTGTGCATGAACATTGGGGTTTCACCAATCATAGGCCGGAGCATATCATGCATGACCAATCTGTGCATCCCAATCTGTAATCTCTCTTGCATCTCTGGAGCCATCTTGCCAAAGTTAAACGTTCTGATCTCTTTCCCGTTGTACTTATCAATACCAGGGTTAGCTTGCATGAACGCCTTTACATCATTAAGGAAACCATCATGCCAACCAGCTCGATCAAGGTTAGCTTTGGATAAGGCACCTTCACCTGTCAATGCCCACTTCTTTATCTGTGAGGCCAATGTCCTAATAGCAAGCTTCTCACCTGTACCTTGGATGGTTCTAAAACCAGAGGCAACCTCAAGCACCTTTCTACCCTGTGCTATGGCATTGTCAAAGTAGTTACCTAAGGTACCGACATCAGAAGCTTCTTCGATATCATCTGACCTAAGCCCATTAGGATACAAGACATGATCTTCCCCTGCATAGTGGACTATGTTATCAAGCTCTTCCAGGTCTGGCCTGTCAAAGTGTCCACTATATCTTCCACCCTTCCTTAAGTTCTTGGTTCCTATAAAGGCCCCAAGGTCTGGACATTCATCCAATACATTTGATATCCCTCGTTGTGCTGTTATCCTGGCAAGCTCAGGGATACTGGCTACTCCATTGAACTGTAATCGGAGGAAACCTGTAAAGCTCCTAATCCTTGACAAGCCCTTAACAAAGATGGAGTGAGGTTCAGAGTTTATGGATCTGCCATAAGCAAGATCAACGCCATCCCTTAGTATCTGAATCTCTTCTCCTATTTCCTTATACTTGAACCCGTTGTTAACAGATCCCTTCTCTAAGGTGGTAAGGAAATCCAGTACTTCTCTTCTTGTCTTGAAGCCAAGCTTGGCAAAAGCTGCTCCACCTGCTGCATCTCTGGTATAAGATTCCAATAGCTTGGGTAGATCGTGATCAATAAGATCAACAAATCTCAAGCCTGTTGCTGATGATCCAATGTTCTTGTACTCAACGGAGATATCAGGTCTTAAAGACTTCTTTGCCCGGTTTGACATATGCTGCTTCAGCTCCTGATCCATACTCATATCAAGGAAGTCATCAATAGTGTCTTGATCGACTCCTGCTTTCTTTAGCTGATCCACAAGCGTATTGATATCCTTGTCTGTTGATTGCCTTACTGCATCTCTCATTGTGAGTGAGTGATCCTTGGCCCTCTTGACATATGCTTCAGCTATTCTATCTGACAGTGTTTCATTGAGCTGGAAGTACCCTTTCTGATAACCAAGGGATATGGTCTTCTCTATCTCCCATGAGCTATGATTAACCAAAGCATTCTTAATGGCCGTCTCATTCAGTATGATAGGAACATAGTTCTCATCAACATTCAGGTTCTCAAAGCCACCAACCCCTGCATCTCTATTTATAATACCAGCCTCTTTAAGCTGTGCCCTTACACCTTCAGCACCTCTTATGATGCCAGGGGAATCAGGGAACATACCAGGGTTAAGAACTTCAAGCATAACATTCTTATTATATGTTCTAAAGTACTTTGGTTTCATAAGAGTGTCATATGCTGACAATCCATTCTCTTTACCCCAATCACTAAGACCTTCATTAAGCCGGTTACGCATGGCACCTCTGATCCGATTACTGAAGTTAACAACTCTACTGGCTACTGTTACCTTAGCTGATGAACCTCCCTGCGGAGCTTCAAACAAGTGATAACCAAAGCCTCTTATGGCAAAGTCTTTGGAGTTAGATATGATGGTTTGAGCTGAGTGCATGATCCTTACAACCTTTGATTCAACCATGCGACCTCTTAAATTCTCTGGCATCTTTGCTCCATCATAAGCATAGTCTGCAAGCTTCTTCTTCTCATCAAACGACAAGGTATGTATCCGATGCAAAGGTCTATCAAGCTCTGCTGCACCTGCTGACCTGTTAGGAGTATTGAGATCACCCAAGGAGTCTTCCTCAGGGGCACCATCTCTTACAGGGCTATAACCATCAACTTGCCTCTGTAACTCCTGCACTCTATTGGGCATCTCCTTATCTTTATAGAAATGCTTTACCTTGTCCAGGTCATCCATCTTGTTCCAGTTCCTTAACTCCTGAGCAGACATCTTTGCCTTATGCGCTCTGTTCATTCTATCCTGATGGGTTAACACTTCATCAGACAGAGCAGTTAGAACCTGATTGTCAATATCAGTTTCCATCCTTAGCTCATCAGCAAACTTAGCATCAAGCTTGGATACATGAGCTTCAGCAAGCTTTGTAACTTCCTTTATCCTGGCCTTCTTGGTCTGGTTGAGTTGCTCAAGCTTTACTTCTTCTTTCCACAGCCTATCTGCCTTCTTCTTATTAGCAGGGTTCTTCCTTGCATCTCCTTCAAGTTTCCTTACCTTCTTGACCTGGGCATCCAACATTGGGTTATACTTAGCCTCAATGGTTTCCAGAGTCATTTTATGCTCAGTAAGCTTTAGGGCATGTTCTTCATCGAGCGCAGCTCTCTTTGCATTGGATGCTTCAGTGGCTTCTGCTATTCGCTTATTCTGGTACTCAATATCTTTCTTCAACTGTTTAAGCTTGACCTTAGCTTTCTTGTACTGAGTCTTGCTCATTGCTCCTTCAAGGTTCCTGTTAAGAGCTGTCTCATGCTCCAAGATGTCGGCTTGTACTCTCCTTGCATCTGCTTCAGGGAAAGCCTTTCTGATATTAAGATCAACATCAGATGAGGCCTCCCCAACTGTCTTCTTAATGATGAAGTTATCAGCATCAGCAGCAGCAGCAATATCGGCTGCTTTAACTTCATCAAGTACCTTCGGTGTATATGCTTTACTGAAGGCACCCACAGTTCCACCAATGATACTTCCTGCTGCAAAGGAGAGCATAAGGCTGTGCAAGTCTGTCTGTGTGTTTCCTTGCATCAATGCTGTATCTATGGCAACGTTCTCCATGCCAGCCATAGCGCCTATCTTGATAGCCCTGGCCACAGCGTTACCCGCCCTTAATGAGTTGATACCCCCTGTGGCCATGCTGAGGCCTATACTTACAGGGTCAACCAAAGAGAAAGCAAGCATGGCTCCAATACCCTTCCAACCACCAGAGGCCATTGTATTAAGGCGATCTTGATCCTCTTTTATAAACCTCTGCCTTGCTACAAACTCTTCCTTACTCTTGGATTCCCGGAGATACTTCTCATCCTCTTCTCTATAGTTAGACTTGAGTAAGCTATCCATATCAGGAGTTATCTCCCATGCCTCCTCTTCGAACTGTGAGGATCTTCTTTCGACTGCTCTCTTTACAGCAGGGAATACAAAAGCTTCAGATGCAGCAGCTTGAAAGTACTTCTGCTCTGGAAGCTCCTCTTGTTCCTTCTTGAACACATACTCTATGTCTGTCGAAGGTTCCTTAGTGCCAAGCACCTCAGGAGTGATTGTATCGTAATAGTTAGCCATGCTACCTCCTTATACCTCGAAATTAAAGTTCTTATCGGCCTTCTGAGAGATAGTAGGACCAGAACCTTTGGTTACTGTGTACCATAGGTCATTCTTATTGATCTTCTCAGCAAACCCTCTTCCCACCTTATTGGTCATGAAAGGAGTAGAGAACTTAACCTTTATGGTTTCTCCAAACTCATACTCTTCAATGACAGGTGCCCCGGTGTTCTCCAAGGCTGCTTGATTGTACATACTAACTCTCCTGTTAAGAAGACCTCTGCTTGCCTTGCCTGCTGACTTGATATAGTCCAGGGCAAGCACCATAGCTTCAATGGTTCTTCCTTCATTGGCAGCAGCCTTAGCCTTAGGGTTCTTATCAATAGCTGCTGCTCCACCATTATAAGATAGATCACCCCAGAACATCTTCTCCATCCCGGTCATATCCTTCCAAGCTTTAAGCTTAGGTGCAGCAGCCTTATAGGACTTATCAAGGTTTGCTTTACGCATGCTAAGCTCCTGGTCTTCAGTGATACCCTTAGACACATCAATCTTGACACCATCTACAATAGGCCAGTACTCCTTATTGGTGCTAAGCCATTTGTCAGGGATCTTAGTGCCGTACCCTATCTCCATGGTACTCATTCCCTTGTCAGGTCCCTCTCCTTCACCTGAAGCAATCGGCATGAACTTGTCACCATCAGGTGCCTTTACGAAGCCCTTCTTGGCCCCATTCTCCAGTTTCTTCAGAGTATTAAGGTGATAGTCCAGAACTTGATCATCGGAGTATAACAGGCTAAAATCCTTCTTCTCGATGATGCCCCGTCCTGCCCGGTCAGCCATAGAGCCTTTATTGAAAAGTTCTTGGCTCCTCTCTTCATCTGTTTTCATGTCATAGTCTTCAGGCTTGCCTGGGTCAAACCCGGAGTCCAGGTATCCCAATTTAGGGGCAGTGAACTCACTGTGTGAGCCATACTCATCGCCACCTGTGTTAGGGAGATCCATCTCTGTAAGCAGATCAATATCCTCATCATCAGGCTCCATTGCAGGTTGCCGGGAGACCGATGCAGGAGCAATCACCTGCTCCCTTATAGTTTCAGGCTCTCCTGGTGCTACCAAGCCTTTAACAAAGTTCAAACCTTCTTTCAGTATATCCATGATACCTCCTTATTTCTTGTATAGTTTATCGTATAGGGCTTCAGCCGATAAGGGGGTTATAATCTCATCTGGTTTGGAGTCCTGATATTTCTTTTGTATCCATTCTGCCACAGGGCTAAGCTTGTATGAAACAGCCTCTCCCACAGCCTTGGCAGTATTCTCTTGAACACCCATGAATGAATCTGCATATTCCTTCTCAGCGATAACCTTATAAGATGCTGACATCTCCTTTAGCTTGCTCATCTCCATGGTGCTTCCAGGGATAGCTCCATACTTGGTCCTTAGAGACACTGTCTTCTTGATAGGGTCAGTCACAGGGAACACATCCTTCATCTCAAGATCTAAGCCATTGAGCAGAGGTTCTGCCCTTCCTTGCCCATAGTAAGTAAATGCTTCCATGGCAAAGCTGATTCTTGATTCATGTAGCCCTGTGGCCATGGCAAGTTGCTTAGGAGTTCCATAAAGCCTTGTACCATTCTCACAGGTTGTCCACTTCTTCTCCATCCATCTCTGAACCATCTGGACATTCATATCACTATTAGGGTTAGGATCAAGCATTATCTTCTCCCTTAGAACTTGATCAAGGTAAGCAGACTGACCTTCAGGCGCATCCTTGTTCCACCAATAGTATTCTTCTTTATCTCTTACTGCTGCAACTCCTTCTTCTACAGCTTTGTTATCAACAGGAACTGCAAACTTGGTTAAGGTCTGTGCCCTATCCAAAGCTTGAGTAAGAGGCATACCCATCTCTTGAAGATGCATAAAGTTCTTAAGTGTCTTTGCATCATCAGCTTTCAAAGCACTCAGGTACTCATCCCTTGCCTCGGGAGTTAAGTTGTTAAGTGTGTTCATAGCTGACTTGGCCTTTACAGGCAAATCCTCTATGGTGTACTTTCCAAAGTCTCCTTCAAGAAGATTAGCAGGGACATTCATGGTTGCCAAGTTATGCATGTCAGTAAGGTAATCAGTAAGCAAGGTATCACCCTTGACTGACCAATCTCCAATGTAAGCAGTTGTCTTTGCACTTTCTGACTTACGATAAGCATCGGAATCTTCTTTACTCATTGTACTTGCCTTCTCTTCTACCGACTTGTTTCTATCCTGTATGATCTGAGACAATGCAGTCTGAACTTCAGCTTTCTTGTACCCTGTCATGTTTGTTATATCAGGGTTCTGGATAGCAGCTTTAATCTCTCCTATCCTGTTCTCTACTGCCAGGGTCTTATCTCTGGCTGCAATCAATGCAAGATACTCAGAGTCCGATGCAAACTTGTTATCGGTAGCTGCATTCCTTCTATTGATTCTGAACTGAAGCTCTTCTCTTGTCATCTGACCGCTTAAGAACTCTTCACTAAGAACTCTCTTCTCTTCAGCAAGATTGATGCTGCTGTTGGCTATGATCTCATCTCTGTTGGCCTTGTCTATGCGCTGAACCTTACCACTCCGATCATACAGGTTAGACTTCCTATCACCTTTAAAGGCTTTGGACATATTGATAAGGTCAGGGTCTTTAGTGTTGACGATAGCGTTCTCAAGAACTGAGTCCTTCTGAGCTGATGTAAGCTTCAATGGACCGATCATGTTATTTAGGAAAGCGACTGCATCCTCAGGCCTCTGTTGCTTTAGCATACCTGACTTAGCTGCATTGGTGATAACATCGGTGGCAGAGTTAATCCTTCCGGTTATCTCCCCAGCTAATTTATGGCTTTCTCTTTTAGCACCTACCTGAGGCATGATCTCTCTCAAGGCTACAGCAGATAGCTTTTGAAGCTCAACATCCTTGCCATATGTTTCATATGTCTCCATCATGTGCTTATCCATACCTTTATACTCTTCACGGATAGCGTTCTTCCATTCATCATCTGTTGTCTTCTGGCTGGCAAGTTCATTCAACCTAACCTGAGATAGCATAGATTGACTTTGGATTGCTATAGCTGCATGTGCCCTATAACCTGCCACTGTAGCCTTATCATTGGGTGCCATACCCTGAACAGCTAATGCTGTCTGAACTGCCTTGTCTGCTTCTATGTTGACGTTATTGCGTTTGATGTATTCTTCTCCAGCAACTCCAGCAAACTTAACCAAGGCATCGACCATCATGGTTCCAGTACCTGAGGTATCTTGGAAGCTCTCCATTGATCTCTGCCTTGGTGCTAAGTCTGGCTGGTATTGGGGTCTCCCGGAAGAAGGCCCCATACTGAAAGGATTCTCTTGTTCACTCTTTTCTATTACAGGTGTTCCCTTACTTCCGGGCATATTACCTCCTTATTTCTTTTTAACTGTTGATGCATCTGAACCAGACTTACCTACCGCTGTACCCATACTGTACACTGAACTTCCTGTGCTTAGAGCAGAGCTAAAGGCGGATAAATAAGAAGGGGCTGTAACAGTTCTATTAGCCTGAGCAGCAGGGTTTGCCTGTATGCGTTCAGCTTGCTGATCTATTGCATTCAATTGAGATTCCCTCTTATATGTTATGTCAGCCATTCTACCACCTAAGCCTGTGTTAAGATCCTGCAATGCAAGGTTTACTGAGTTACCATAAGTTCCAGTAACAGCAGCATTAAGCTGCACAGTACTCCTTGCTTCCATGAACTGCCTTTGAGCTTCCATGCTCTCTGCATGGGATTCATAGATGGCATCAGCTTCAGCCTTATCAAGCTCTCCGTACTGCCTGATAGCATCTTGCTCAAGATACTTGTTATATTCCTCTTGGGACTCCTTGGTGTCTTCAGAGGTTTTATACTGGACAGCACCACTTACTAAAGCAGCAGCAACAGCAGCATAAGCTGCGTAAGCTGCATATGCAACTCCCATTATAGCCTCCTTCCCCTTCGGCTTAAGTTTCCATTATACTCAAAATCACGGATCTCTAAAGGTAAGTAACTATCGGTGCTGAATGTAAGCTTGTACCGATCAGCCTTCTGCCTTATAGAAACTCTGTGCTGGCCCTCAACCAATGGTGCAAACCCAACCAAGTTTTCAGGGCCTCCTAATGTTCTATTCGTGTAACTGTATTCTCTAATACTTCCATTATCAGATTCGATAGTAGCTGTAACATCTCCACTTGTGTTATAGTTCATATAGAACGCGCCTACTGTGAGTCTGTCAAGGTTCAATGCATACCCATTCTCATCAAGAGCAACTGGATTAGTTGGTGTGTACTTGCACACAAACTTAACCCCAAGAACTGCACTGACAACAATGGTGTACAAAGGATCAGCAAGCTCTTCATCGGTGACTAAGTATAGCCCATCTCTGTACATACTTATTTCTGTACCTGTCTCTGACTCATATGCCCCTACTGTCCTAACAGACACAATATCATTTAAGGGAACTAAAGGGTATGGATCTAAGGTTATCCAGAACTTAAACTCAGCTATGTATTCCCAAACAACATTCAAAGCTCTGTCAAGCCTTATAGGGAAGTCTAAAGTATCGGTAGGTGGATCACCGAGGTCTACCTTCTCAATTGTTATTGAAGAATTATCTCTCATCATAACAAGCCATAAGATATCATCTTCAAATTCAAAGTGAAGTATCTTATCACCTTCTTTGAAAAGGATCTTACCCCAGGCAGATTGAACCTTCTCTGCACCTGACCACAACCAATCATATGTATATAGAACATTGTCAGCAGCGTCTGTTTTAACAACAAGCAAGTTAACGTTTGTGCTTGTCTTCATGATCTGTGGCTTCCCTTCAATGTACTGTTTAACATGATCAGTTACAGGCCTTGCCTTCTTGGTATCAGTTAAAGAATCTGTGAAGTATTCTCTGATCCCGGTGTACCTACCATAATCGAAAGCAAACAAGATAGAATCTCCAGACGCTACAGGATCTACAGTGATCTCTGATTCGTAAGAGGTTGTCTGTCTTAGCGTAGCATTGTCGCTTGTTATCGGTTTACTTCCATCAATAAGGAACTGACCTGTATTAGAGAACATTACAAGATCACCATCAAAGCTTACACTTGAAGCCATTGTATTAACTTCAGGTACATCAGCAAAGATATCAATTGGATCTGTATCAAGCGATGCCTGAGCTGTCTCCCTGTAGAAGTTGAAGAAGTCTGCTGATCTGGTCATGATAACAGATTCACCTGAGGTGAAGAAGAGTCTGTTCTGGAACAAGCCAATACTCTCTATTGCTACAGCAGTGTCCTCTCCTATGAATGTTGGATGAGGATTGGTTCTATCTGATCCAACCTCTCTGTCCTTCCATTCACCTTGTCTTAAAGTGAATGTAGCCACACCAGCAGTAACACTCTCTCTTACAAGCACATGAGGCATGGTGGCTTTGTTTGGACCTACCGAGATTCCAGGAGCTAAAGCTTCTTTCCATGTAACATGATCTGATCCTGTAACTTCAGCTTTCAAGTAATAGTTAGCATTGTCAGTGCTTGATGCTCCTGGAGGGTCTACCTCAACTAAGAATCCATTAGAAGCTGAACCTGGGAGCAGGGTTGTATTTTTGATTTTTCCTTTTATTGCTGTTGCATTTGCATTGTCAACATCATCATCAACCTCTATGGTATAGTCTGTACCATCTTTTTTGCTCAAGAATATAACATTACCCTCTGAAGTAAAGTCATAAGTTGCACTTATATTAATACCTGTCCAGCCATACTCCGATCCAGCAGTAGCTCCAGCTGCATTCCCTCCAGATAAACCAATCATACTTTCTAAAAGCTTTTCTATTACCCATTCAGGCCTTACCTTATACCTGTGATCTGAAGAATCTCCAGAAGGTGAAGTGTAAACCGCAACAACAACATCATTTAATATAACCTGAATACGCTGAGCATAGTCCATAAACTGCACATATATCATACTTAAATTACTCTTTGCTGGAGATAATGTTGTACTGGCTAAGACACCCATGGTTGTATTAACCATGAAAGTATAATCTCCAATCGTCATCATCTTAAGTTGAGTTCTTGGTGTTGCTAAGTTCAGATAAGATGCCTCTGCGTTGTCTTGTACATTAACGATATGAACTGTGCCGTCAGGACTGAAAGCTCTAACCTTACCAGTGTTCTTTTCAACGGAGATAAAGTACTCTTCCTCCTCACCTCTTTTGTAGTGGTGCCATGCAGTATCGGTGCTAAGCAAGGCAGTAGCCAAGATAGCAGACACTATGGTACCCTGCCTGTTAATAAGACCTCTAACAACATCGGGCCTTAAATTCTCTGACAAAGTACACTGTCCAGGAAGTCTTGTCTTCTCTGGTTGTTGAGAGACACCCTGGATTGGTCTTCCTTGATTAGATGTTATGAACATACTATTCCTCCCTTTTTGGGAAAGTTCCAAGGTTCTGACTAAGGCTGTTAACACCACCTGCTAAGCTTATAAAGGTGCTTACAGCATTATTGTCTCGAAGATAGTTTCTCTTGTTGTTCCTTGCATCTTCACGCATGAGCATGATCATAGCCTCCTTCTCATCGCTGTCCTGGAAAGTGAGTCTCTTTTCATCAACTTCAAGATCCTGCGCAAACAATCTCCTGGCAGCGTATGTTACAGCTTGCCTTGCAAGAGGTGGCATATCTTCAAAGGCCAGTTCTGTTATGAAGGTAAACTCAATATAAGTTGTCTCTACTCCAGGCTCAGATACAGCAAGAGGCCTAAGGTCAAATGTATGGTTCCAAAGGTCGTAAACCTTAGTACCTCTTATGGTAAGGCCAGCCCATCTTGTATCACCTGAACTTACTATGGACATAGCAGATCCAGGTACAGCAACATAACCAGTTGTTTCATCTGGAGTAATCTTCCAGTTTCTTTCTTTGTTAAACCACCAACCTCTGCTTTGAATGTTGGAGCTTATGGTGTCTACCGTAGCAGCAGCCAAGGCAGCATCCAAATCAGGATCATCCTCGGTAGCTACTGGAGCGATACCAACACCTCTTAAGCAAGAGTTGATTGCATCTAATCTTGTATAGGACATTTACACCTCCTCAAAAAATACCCACTCCCAACCATGGTGGTAGGAGTGGGCAAGTCTCACATGTGAGACAGATTAAACGTTATCTAACAGCTTGAAGCCTTTATGACTCCAACCCTTTGTTAAGCCTTTGTGTAGGTTGGCAACATTAAGATCATGCTCACGACAAAACTCGCTAAGGTTATGAAACGTCTCTTCATGACCATCAGGATGCCTGACTCTATAAGTCTTTGCATTAGCAAATCTGGAGTGCCACATATTCTCAAGTTTGGTAGACCATTCAAGGTTGCCCACGAAGTTATGATCTTTTACTTCATCAACATGGTTAACCTCTGGCTTGTTATCGGGGTTAGGTATAAATGCTTCTGCTACTATAATATGGGCACCTTTGGTTTCTTGGAAGTCTCCGGTTAATAGAGTGTACCTCTTATAACCATTTCTGTCATAACTTCCTTTCAAGTATCTACCTCTCTTTATATTAAGAAGTCTACCAAGGTTAGATATCATGTAGTTGGGATGTTCATTAACGGTTTTAAAAACTTCGTCAGTCATCTTTCCCTCCTATGTTAGAGATTTATTGTCAGCCTATGCATATACCTTCGTTGCAGAAGCCTTACCCTTGGCTTTAGCCAGTACAACCGCATTGTCGGCAACCGCATTAGATGCGACGATGGCAATGTTATCATACCTATCAGAGATACAACCCTCAGAGAACCAAGAGTCAATGAAGTTGGACTTAGTCTTCTTATCAAAGAAGATGTCACCCTGAAGGCCAATGGTTCTACCAGCAAGCAATGCATCAGTTCCGTAGATAACAGCATGAGCTTTCTGCATTACAGCAGTAACATCATACCTGTTACCATTCTGGGCATTGGAGAGCAAGTGGTGGGTAAGACCATCATGCGGATTAAGCTTCATCTGTGTAAACTCGGTGCTACCCATAACAGGAATATTGTATCCCTTAAGGGTTCCACGGAGACCAGAGAAGGTTGTTCCAGAAGTCTCATTGTTACCACCAGCAGCCTGGGCAATGAAGCCATAATCAACCAGTATAGAGAACTCATTGATAGGAACTATGCACTTAAGACCAGTCAAAGGAATCCGCTGGATGACAAGACCCATGAGGGCAATCTCAATAGCAGACACCAACTGGTAAGGATCGTTCGCCTGAGAGTAATCAGTCTTAAGGTCAACCTTTACGGCAACGCCATGTCCAGACACTCTGGAGATACCACCAGTGATAGTATTTGCATAAGGATCAAACACACCTCCAGTGAAGCCTCCAGTAAGGAGCTGCTGAATAACCATCTGGTCCTCAAGTGTCTTGAGTTTACCCATCTGATTTTTAGCAAGCTTCTCCATAATGGAGAAGTCATTCTGAAGGTCATGCAGGGAATGCACAGTGTTACGGCCCAGGACAATCGTATCAACGATAAGGGCGTTCTTGTTGAACTCAGTAGGAGTTGAATCAGGAGACTGACCAGGGGTCAAAGTCTGCAAGGTGGTATCACTCATATACTTGTTTGAAACCATATTGGTTCCAATTACTTCCTGAACTTCAAAGCCTGACAGAAGGTTCTCACCCTCAATGTACTGCTGGTGAACTACACCGTTAAATTTCTCAATGAGTAGAGTATCTACTTCATTGTTATTGGGAACCGCAGGGTTCGTCAATATATTATCAGCCATGTTTATATCTCCTTTATGTTATTGTTTATTGTTATTGTATCTTCAATGATGCTACCTAAATACCTTTGGTCATTCCTGCCCTTCTCAGAGCATCATACTTTGCAGGATTCTCCTTGTACTTTCCAGAGCTAAACAAAGCAAGGTACTGAGCAGAGGTAAGAGCTGTATCTCCGGTGACACTTGGTCCCCCTGTGCTTCCCTCTACCAAGTCAAGAACAACTGGCTTAATGGGAGCTACCGGGGCACCTTCAGCTTTGAACCGATTGAATACATCTTTGATCAAAAGCTGCTGCATCCTCAGGGTACCATTCTTCATTACATCGTTGAACTCATCCAGCTCTGCATCGTCCATCTTGTCCAGGGCATAAGCCTCAACATCGGCCCATCTGTCCTGCCCTCCCATTACTTCCAGGGTTGCATCCCAGGCAGCTTTTTCATTTGCCGTCTTTGTTTCAAGGCCTTGCTTGTGATCACGGATCATTACGTCATTTTGAGCCTTTATTCCAGCAAGGTATGAATCTACCTGGAACTTGCCAAACTTATCATAAAGGCCCGTTAACGTCTCCTCAGAGAGTTTAAAATCAGGGGAGCTGTAAAGCTCTTTGGAAATAGCCTGAACATCAACTCCTTTCTCACCGGCATAATTGGCAAGCTCCGGGGGGATCACAACATCAACATCATTCTCCCCGTATTTGACTCCAGAGATTTTGATCTCATCTTTAATTGGTGTCCATTCAGGTGCCGTTCCTGGAGCTATTTCAGGGGTTGAAGCTGCAACGGTTACAGCAGCATCAGTTACAGGTGTTGCCGTTACAGCAGGGGTTACAGGGGCTACAGCAGGAGCTGCTGCTATTTGTTCTTGAATCGGTTCTGTCATTGTGGTAATCCTCCTTGCTTAACTAATTCTGGAGCTGCTGCTACTGCTGCCTCTCCCATGGTTTGCTGTTGCTGTGCTTGAGCCTGAGCTTCCTGCTTTGCTTGCCACTCTTCGTCACTCATCATAAACGGGAGTTTCATGGACAAGGAGGCTGCTATCTCCCTGGCATAGATATCCCATTTAACCCTTGCTTGAACACCTTCAGGCCATGCCTGAGGTAATTGCATCATCTCTGTGAACTGGTTTAATTTATCCAGCTCTCCGGCCTTCCCAAAGGCATCTAACCCGGTTACAATATCGGGAAGCACTGAGCCGTCCGGTAACGGAAACCCAACCCTTTTAAGGTACAACAAGGCTAATGGTGTCTGCATTGTTTGAGCAAGCAGAGAATACACACCTCCCAAGGAAGTTTCAAGCTCCTGAGCATCAAGCCTAAGTTCTACCGTTGTGCTGTATGTTACGCATGTTCGTTATTCATGCTCTGCATGTTACCATGCAAGTTCAGACTATATCTTCCCCGCTATGGGGCTACATGTTTGGAGGCACTTGCCCCTACTCCCTTTCGGGATAGTCGTTACACACCAACGTTAACTTAATGTAGAAGTCAACCAAGACCAATTCTTGCCTTGTCTTATAGACTTCACAGAGTCTACCCCAACACTTAGCTTAAGCTTATCACGTACTTGTCTTGCTGTTAGCTTAGTGTTACGTAGTCTCCATATAGATATAACATCTTCTTCTGTAAGTTTGCTTATTGGATTCTTCTCTCCATTATTTGTTTTCAATCCAATTCTATAAGCATGACTTACATTCATACTTGAAGTGTTCCATTCAAGATTAGAAGCTGCGTTATTGTACCTATCTCCGTCTATATGATTAACTTGTGGGAACCCTAATGGATTATCAATAAAATGCTTTGCAACCAATATATGAAGGGGATAGAACTTATCAAGATGAATCTTGACGTATCTGTTCTTCTTAGTAATGGTTGTACCCTTTAAAGCAACTCCTGTTGTCTCATTAATTACAACACCAAGAGTATCTATTGAGTACTCACATGTTAAGTCTTTATTAAGTTTTATCTTTCTGTAGAGCATACTTGCCTCCTTAGTTAAAGATTAGTTGTTGCTCGGTATTGCCCTATTAGGGTATCCACCGAATTAATGTAGTTTAAAGAGGGCCACTTTGTTAACCCTCTCAGCATCTCTCCTGACTGCTGAGTTCAATAGGAATGCCTGTCCAATACGTTTCCTGTACTCTGCAAGCACCTCTGAGATTGGAGTGAAGTCAGCATATCTTTCAAGCTGTAACACGCCTATATCATCCATGGTGCCGAAGATCCATTCACCTGTCGGTGCAGAGGCTATCTCATCTATATCAGTTTGAGATCCTGGCTTGATCAAGTACTTGACATCAGCCATCAATGCCATACCTTTGGCAATAGCCTCAGAAAGAAACTCAGTAACATAGAAGTCACCAGCATGGTCTTCAACCAAACCTCTTCCATAGTCCTCACCGAAGGTACTATTCCATCGGAGGGGTTTCCATGGAAGATCAGCTTCTTCAATCTCCTGGTAGTTCCTGAGCATAATACTTTCAACAGCTTGGGCAACACAGAATATATCTGCCGTCTTCCTGTAAACCCAAGTGTATATCTTAACATTATCATCTTCCTTTGGGCACTCCTTTCCTTTGACACTCTTTATGGAGATCTGTGTTTCCTCAGGTAAGGTGTTAAACGCTTTCTGCTGAACAATGATTAACTCTGTCATCTTCCCACTTAAGTCTCTCTGGATGACATACCTATCAAGCTTTATAGCCTGAAGGAAACCATCATCCGATGGAAGGTACATACACACATTACCAGAGATAAGAAGGTTCTTAAAGGCTTCTGTGTAAGCAACCCTTGCTGCAACCTTTCCATGAAATGTTGTGCATCTCTCTTCAGCCTCAACAAGCAACTCTGCAAGTTGAGTAGGCTCATAACCATCCTTGACAAGCATAGCCTTTGTTACCTCATCAAACTTAAGGTTGAAGAATGACCTACCTATTGGAAACATGTTAATTGTTAACTTATTCGATAGGTGGTTAATTGCCTGGGCACCAACACCTTGATACCCATGCTGATTTGCTGATCCACCTCTGTTTGTATCTCCCTCTAATGGGAGAACATAAGGTAAGGTAAACTTGGAGTATTCTCTTGATCTCTCAAGGTAAGGACTCCTCTCGGAAGATAATTGCATGTACCTTCCTTCTATGTCAATTCTGCTACCCTTACCTTGTTCTATTTGAGATAACAAGGCTATTGTTGCCATGTTACACCGCTAACCCTGAGGTGGCTTTACCACCAGATGGCTTTGTCAAAGCTCTCTTTCCTTGAGTTCTTAGATCAGTACCTGCTGTGGTATCTGAAGTTCCAAGCTCAATATCTTCTGCCTCTACCTCAACTACTCTCTCTGGTCTCTTTGCCGGATCTGGTGTATCTGCTGCTGAACTTCCCATAATACCTCCTTATATCTCTTTATAAAAGTTATAGCCACCTGATTGATAGCCAAGAGCCTGATAAAGATTAGAAGCTGCCATGTCTTTCATTACACCAGAGTTTGCTCCGGTGTGGATAGCCTTGGCACCACATATTCTTGCCCATTTCTCGAACTCATCAACCAATGCCTTTGCCACTGAAAGATTCCTATGGTCTGGATGGACATACAGGAACTTGTCATAGCCTATTATGTCACTTGACCATATGGGTGAAGTAAGACCAACCCATATAAAACCAAGTACAAGAGAACCTTCATAGGCAATAAATATTTGCTGATTAGGATCGTGCATTGCTTCTACTGCGAAACTGACAGCTCTCTCTTTATCAAAGGTTAGGGCTATCCATCTTTCTCGTTCTGCAAGATAGCTTTCAGCCAAAGAAAGAAGACATGGAAGATCAACATCTAAAGCTATGCGTACTCTCATCAGTATGCCTTCTTTGCATGGCATCTCATGATGGTGGCCCAAAGCTCCCTCTTGACCTCATTCTTGATGAAGTCTGCATGGCTTGCGTCATGCTTAAGAGGTTCAGGGTTCAAGATCAACTGAAGGAACTCAATAGTTTCCCTGGGAATGTTTAATGGTCTGCCCTTCTTAACATCAGTCCTGGTCGTCAATGTCTTGTCGTTCATGCTGTTCAATCTCCTGTATGTATCGCCTTAGGTATTCTACATTAATACCAAGCTCGTAAGCTCGGATAATCATCTTGTCAGGTGGAGTACCACCATTTCTGAAATATGTCATAAGCGTGTCCACAAGGTCCACGGCATCTAACGAATCTGTTTCCATCTTGCACCTCCTTTATCATCCCTTCTCTCCTTTAGATTACATCGGGTGTTGTTTTATCATGGCGTAGCTCACCTACCTTAGGGAGCCTCAATTTACCTTTGCTGCTTTCCTGCAATGCATACACCTGGAATATCTTTCCGATTGGGTAATGCTCTTTGAATGAGTTTAGGTTCTCAAACTTAAGAGAATTATACATAGCCTCAGCCATGTCATGGGTCCAACCTTTACCAAGCATACACTTGATTGTTTCTCCATCTTTCCACTTGAATATTAGGTTTGCAATCTTTCCTTTATACTTTCCTTTTCCCTCTTCACATCCAATGCAAAGAAGATCATAATCTATACCTCGGACAAGCTTCATCATCCGATAGCCTTTGTGTCCAGCCACCCAACCATGATCTTGCTTGAACACCACACCCTCTTCTCCATCGTATATTCTCCTCTCAGCAAACAGTAGAGCATCATCTTTACTGATAACCCACTCCACTGGTATGAAGTCAAGATCATATGGAATCTTATCCATCATGTAGCTGTGCCTTGTTGAATATGGCCTGAGAGAAACTCCCTTGCAGAACTCATAAAGAAACAAGTAATCATGGAAGTGAAGCTTCATAGAAGGCAGAAGCTTTGCTTGAGCATGACTAAGCTCTTTGTTCCTGTTAGGGTTTATTATACCTGACAGCACTTCAAGGGAGCATTCCTTATTGCAAAGCTCTGCAATGTAAACTCCCGGCTGCATCCTAAGATGCGTTGGATCATTCATCTTTTCCATAAGGCATTGCATGTTCGATAGTGCCATGCCTGTTCTTGAGAAGAACTCAGTACCATGCTCTGACTTAACCATCATGCAGTATATGCCATCCTTCTTTATCTGCACTCTCATTGGATAGGTTATCTTATTCTCTGGAACTTCAGAGATATGCTTAACATGCTGAGTGATCTTGTTTCCTTCTCTTGTTTCTACAGTAAGGCCAAGAAGCCTTAGGTGTTCAAAGATGTTCATATACTCTCCTGTTCTACTTCAATTTGACGGATACGTTCCTTGGCGATATGGATGATCTTCTCGTAATCGAGCTTCCTGGAATCTCCTGACTTGTCCCTTAGGGTACGCTTAATGATATCAGCATCCCATGGATTAAGCTTGTACTCAAGCCAGATATCCCATGGTTGGATCTTATGCTTGCTGTAATCCGATGCACCTACGTTGTACGATCTGACATCAACAGGAGCCACTTCATCAAAGTTAACAGCAGGTGCATTAATCTGCACAGGCTCTTTCCATAAAGCCTCTTCATAGTAAGAGCATACTTGGTCAATATTTCTTATGCAGAAGTTTTCTTTTATATCACTAAACCTATCAAGACCTACACTCAAACAACACATACCCTTCAAGTAGAACTTACACTTCAACTGTTCATTCATTACTTCCTCCTAAGAAGCCTTAATAGGGTATTCCTTGTATCCCAATCCCTGATTGAAACCAACATTACTTTATCCCAAACCATATTACCTCCTTTGTCTCACATGTGAGACTTTATAGACCGCAGATACCACCGCTGCATTTCTCCTCTGTTTCATCAAACACAAAGTCTTTATTGCATCTGGCTATATCATACGGGACAGCAGTCAACGGTTGACCACCTCTGCTACCATCAGGGTAAACAGTAAGACCTCTAAGACCAGGAGAGTACTTAAGAACAATCTCTTTGAACTGCTCAGGTGTAAACTTCTGCTCACTAAAGGCCGGTAGATTCAATGTAGAGCTGATACCCATGTCAACATGCTTCTGCACATCATACTGGAACTTGATCCTTCTTTCAGGATCTTCAGCAAGAGAATAAGCTGTCTCGATGTCATCAGGGTTAAGCCCATGCTTCTCGATGAGAACCTGAGCTGTCGCATCAACCACGAACTCATACTTCCACTTGTCACACTTCTCCAGGTAACGTCTCTTGTAAGCCACAGCATAGAGAGGCTCAATCCCGGTGGTAGTGCTGGCAATGATGCCAATGGTTCCAGTAGGGGCAATAGCTCTATACTTCTTTGGTCTGTTAATTTGTAGCTGGTCTGAAACTAAGTTAGCTCCAGCCTCTCCTGACTCTGACCACATCTTGAACCAGTACTCAAGTTGATCATTCATCTCGTACTTGAACCCTCTTTGGAGAAGCCATTCGTGGATACCCATGGCACCCATACCAATCTTTCTGTTCTTCTCTCTCACAGATACAACCTTATCATAAGGCAGATCGCCTCGGTACCCTCCGCACACAAGGAATTTAGATGCAAGATAAGAAACATCTATTAGTTCTGATATATTCTTAATGGCACCAAAGTTAACAGATCCAAGATTACACACATCAGAGTCATCCTCAGAGGTAAACTCTGCACAGGCATTCCTAAGGGTATCCTTGGAGTTAACACCGAAGTTGAAACTCATTCCAGGCTCTGCTGTTGTCAGCATCTGCCTGATGTTCTCATCCAATACCTTCATAGCCCTCTTATCTTCCATCCTGATAGCTTCAAGGAAGTCATCATTATAGTTCACAGATATGTTGGTCATGTCAAGGGGAGCTGGAAAGTTAAAGTCTTTAGCTTTTAAATCCCTTACTTCCTTACTCCAGTTCTTGGAGAGTATAAAGTTCATGATGTCCGGATGATCCCAGGCAAGGCTTGCATACAATGCTGACCTCCTTGAGCCTCCCTGCATAACATGCCTACCTACTTCATTCATTACCTTCATCAGTGGTATAGGGCCTGAGGCAATACCTCCGGTTCTGCTCAATGATGCACCAGCTCCTCTAAACTTGGTGTAGTCGATGCCGATACCACCACCTGACATAAGGCAGGACATGGCATCATGTGTAAGTCTTGCCCACTCTTCCCTGGTATCTTCCTCTGCACCGAGGCAGAAGCAGTTATTGTAAAAGTTGGCTGGCTTTCCTGCATAGTACAAGTATCGACCAGCAGGAATGAATTTCATCTCTGTAATATACTGCTTTAGTAAAGCACATTCTCCAGAGGAAAGGATACCATTGCACACTTCATCTACCAATACAGATGAGTTCTGTGCCCAGGTCATTCCACCTGCATACTTATTATTGAATATATTCTCTGCGAAAGTTGTTTTAAACGGTGATTGCATTTTACCTCCCCATTAATCCACACGGTTTCTTCTCCAGGCAGCGACCTCTATAAACACACTCAGGAACCATGTATTCTGCAAGAGCTGAATCTACTACCATAACTTCATGCCTTATCTCTTCCATGACACCCTTTGTCAGTTCATGAGATTTGAAGCAAAGTCTCTTCCTTGATAGATTAATCAAGGATTGTGCATTCAAGATCATGCCATGATTAACAGGCTGCATCCTTCCAATGTCTCCAGAGCAGGATGCCCTGTCTTCACGATTAGACTTAACAAAATGGGTGATACCCAGGCTATGAGTCCTGAAGTGTACACTGACAAAGGTTGGGATATCCAGCATCTCCAC